GCCTCGGATCAGGTGCAGCAGATTCGCCAGATGGCCCATGAAAGGGCCATGGCACAGGTGCAGCACGCCAACGCCCTGCAGCAGCAGGCAACCCAGGTAGCCGGACAGGCGCAACTGGCCGACCAGCAAGCCGGCAACCAGTCGCAATTGCAGGCGGAAGCCGCCGCGCAACAGCCGCAATCGCAAGCCGCATGACCCCGCGCGAATACCGCCTGCACAAGGACGATCTGATCCGGCGCGAGCATGAGGCCCGCACGCGAGCCCAGCTTGCTGCTGCGGCCGTCGAACAGACCCGCGGCACGGACGCCTATGACGAGGCCGTCGACCGGCTGCGCCTCGCCTCGGAAGAACTCGAAACCCTAATGCACGAAACAGGAGAATTCGACTGATGGGTAAACGCCCGACTGAAGAAGACCTCGGCATCGAGCCGACCGCCGAAGAGCAGGAAATCCTGTCGCGGCCACCGGCGCCTACCGAGCCCGACGATGACATTCCCGTCGACCGCGAGGACGACGAAGGCGACACGCACCAGCTCGCGGTCGCAAAGCCCGAAGGCGAGCCCCGAGCCAAAGACCCGGTGACGGGCAAGTTCGTCGCCAAGCCGGCCAAGGACGCTCCAGCGCCGGACGCAGCCGCCCAGCCGAACGCGGTCAAGCCGCCGCCGGGCTTTGTCGACAACCGGGCGTTGCAGGAAGAGCGCGCGCTGCGCCGGCAGACCGAAGAGCGCATGCAAGTGCTGCTCGAAACGTTGCAGAAGCGTGAGGCGCGCGAAGCAAAAAAGGACGAGCCGCCGGTCCCGGCCAAGCCTGCCCTCGAGGTCGACCCGCTCGCTTTCGTCGGCGATGTAAACGACCGCCTGACGCGCATCGAAAACGAGACCAGGGCGCAGACCGAAGCCCGGCAGGCCGAAGAAAGGGATGCCCAGGAGTTCCAGCAGGCGCTCAACGTCGCCGGGCCGCAGTTCAACGAGGCCAAGGCGGCAAATCCGGCCGTGGAACGAACCTATGGCGCGCTGCTCGAATCCATCGCCCGCGAAATCTGCTTCAACAACGGCATTCCGGCCGACAATGCCCGGATGACGCCGGCGCAGCGGGATTTCATTGCCCGCGAAATGACCAAGATGGAGCGCGCTCACATCCGGCACGCCGTGGCCACGGGCCAGAACGTCGCCGAATACATGATGAACTTCGCTGCGGTGCGCGGGATCAGCCAGCAGGCCCCCGACGCCGCAGAACCCCCCACTGGCGCAGTTCCGCCGGTCGCGCAGCCGGCTGCCAAGCCGATTGCCGAACGCAAGGCCGCCCAGCAGCGGCATATGTCGATCGGCGACCTACCGGGATCGGCTGCGCCGTCCACCATTACGGCAAAAGACCTCGCCAAGATGTCGGCCAAGGAATTCGCGGCGTTCGCGAAGACCCTCGGCGACGCCGGTATGGACGAGCTTTTCGCCAAGGCCTGATTTCAGGTCAGACGTGCATTGAGCCGAAAGGCTCCTTCGGTGGCGACTGCCGTTAAAGTCGCACCAGACTACTCGGCTGCGTCCCCCGCTACCGGACGCTTCGCCCGAGCCTTGCGGCGTTAAGCAGGCACCTTCCTCAAAACCCTGTTCTAACACCAGCAAGGAGCCATTCCGTGGCCACCACTCTGATTGGCGTGAACGACGCCCTTGCCGTAAAGCTGTGGGCCAAGCGCCTCGCTTACGACATCGTTTACAAGACCGATATCTCGCCCCTCATCGGGGAGAGCGACAACGACATCATCCAGATCAAGTCCGAAACCTCCAAGGGTGCCGGCGATCAGGTGACGTATCAGCTGATGAAAAAGCTGACCCAGGACGGCATCACCGAAAACCAGGTCGCGCAGGGCAACGGCGAAAGCCTCTCGCTCTACTCCGATGCCATCCTCATCAACGAGTTGCTGTTTAACGTCGGGATCCCCAACAAGGGCCGCTCGATCGATGCACAGCGCACCCTGCTCGACCTCCGCACTGCCGCCCGTCGCGGCCTGAAGACCATCTGGGGCGAACGCCTCAGCGTGACGTTCTTCAACCATGTGTGCGGTTACACCCCCCAGACCGACCTGCGCTATGCGGGCAACAATGCGATCATCGCGCCCAGTTCGACGCGCCGCATCATCACCCGCGTTGCCGGCCCGACGACCTCGACTGCCGATGAGGCGATCACGTCGGCCGACACCTTCGACCTGCGTTACGTCGACTATGCCCGTGAGCTTGCGGAGAGCGCATCTTCGCCGGTCCACCCGATCAACGTCACCGGCATGGAAGGCGGCAACGATATTGCCGGGCTCAAGTACGTGATGTTCCTGCATCCGTACCAGGTCACCGATCTGCGCACCAACACCTCGACGGCCCAATGGTTCGATATCCAGAAGGCAGCGATGCAGGGCGGCAAGATCAGCGGCAATCCGCTCTATACCGACGCCATCGGCGAGTACAACAACGTCATCCTGCGGAAGTCGCCGCACGTGACGCAGGGCGTCAACTCGTCGACTGGTGCTGCGATCACCACGGTTCGCCGTGCCGTGCTCGTGGGTGGCCAGGCGGCAGCGATCGCGTTCGGCCAGGACATGTCGGATACCGACTTCAACTGGAACGAGGAACTATTCGACCACAAGCGCAAGATGGAAGTCTCGGTGATGACCATCTGGGGCATGAAGAAGATCCAGTACGCCTCGACCGACGCCAACACTGTGGTTGTCAGCTCCTACGCTGCCAAGCACACCAACTAAGGAGCGGAGCAAATGGCTACCAACACCGCTGGCACTGTTGCCCGCAACAACTACGACCAGGACATCGGTTATCTGCGCAAGCGCGTCACCTTCAACGGCGCCGCGGCCTCGAATGGTCTGCCGACCGTGGCCTACACCAATACGACCATCAATCTTGGTGTTCTGCCGGCCGGCGCGACCATCCTTGCGCCGATCTCGGGCGTCGACGTGCTCACCGTGTTCAACGCGGGCACCAACAACAACCTGTCCATCGGCATTACCGGCACGACCGCGAAATATGCTTCGGCATCTTCGCTGCTGACCGCCGGTTTCGTCGCCATGGCGGTTGCCGTTGGCCATACCGTCGATGTCGACACGCCGCTCATCGCGACGCTCAACATCACCGGGACCGCGCCCACGACCGGCGACATCGTCATCGTCATTGCCTTCACCAAGGGCAACGACTTCAACAACGCCGCCTAAGGCATGTGAGGAGGGCTTCGGCCCTCCTCCTTCAAAAGGAGAACTCACATGGCCGCTTCCGGCACTCAGAGCGCATCGCAGAACGAGAACGTCAAATTGGGCGGTCTCACCGTGCTCAACACCGACGCCAACGCCTCGTTCGCGTGGCCCGTCAACACTGGCGTCGCGGCGGCGGGCTCGACGCTCACCGACGCTACGCAAATCTATCCCGGCATTACCGTCATTTCCGGCGCCGATGGCACCAAGGGCGTCAAACTCCCGCCGGCGCCGGCGCCGGGCACCATCGTGCTCATCAAGGGCACGACTTCCGGCGTGCTCAAGGTGTGGCCAGACGCGGCGGCAACCATCAACGCAATCTCGTCCAACGGTGCGTTGTCGATGACGACCGGCCTCATGCCGCTGCTGCTGTTCGCGACCTCCGCCACGCAGTGGTACACGCTGCCGCTGGTCGCGAGCTAACCCCGACATGGACGACGCTTTGTCGTTCATCATGGACGCGCAGGAACTCGGACTCCTGCCGGTGCTTGCGCGTCCAGCCAATACCGAACCGCCGAAGGTCAAGGGCCATTGCCGCTACTGCGGTAAGCCCGTGAAACAAGGCGTCTTCCTGCATGAAAAGTTCTGCACGGCGAGGCCAAAGTGAGCACCACAGTCTATACGCTCACCGGCATGTTGGCCGAAATGCAGTCGGACACCGGCCGCACCGCGACAGCGCAGGTCGATGCCATGCGCCGCGCCATCGAGCGCGCGATCTATTTCTATCAGAAGCGCAGTTTCTGGTTCAACGAGACGCGCTCCGCCACCTTCAACACCGTCATCGGGACCGACACCTACACCTTCAACACGGCGACGACGACTGGAACGATCGGCTACGAGTTCGATCGCATCGACGGCTGCTGGATCACGTTCGCCAGCGGCGATGTCCGCGAAATGATGCTGTCGCACTACGATGATTTCGAGGAAGACGCCGACAACGAGACCACCAACGGCCAGCCGACCCAATTCGGCTACGTCAATAACGCCCTCCGCTTCGATTATGCGCCCGATGCCGTCTATAGCGTGCGGCTCGCCGGTCATCTGATCCTTGCGGGCCCGCAGACCGACGATGAGACCGACAATCCATGGATGACGGAAGCCTACAACCTCATCATGTCGCGGGCCAAGGCCGAGCTCTACACGCATCGGTGGGAAGATTATGTCGCCGGGTCCGTGATGCAGACGGCCGAACAATTGGCGCTCAAGGCCCTCACCGACGCGACGGTCGACAAGTTGCGCACTGGCTACGTGACGGCGACGGAATTCTAAATGGGCGCCTTTGGAGCATGGCAGCCGGACCGGGGAGAGATCGCCAGTCCGCTGATGGTGGCTGACGGTTGCATTCCGACGCCGGACGGGTGGGGGCCGTATCCCTCGCTGTTCTCGCCAAGCACCGCGACCGCGCTTCCCGATGCGCCGCGCGGCGTGTTCTCGGTCGTGCTCAATGCCGGCCAATGGGAGGCGTTCGGCTTCACCTCGAGCGCGTTCTACCAGCTCAACGCGGATTTCACCTGGACCAGCGCGATCGGCTCCGGCTATGCGTGCCCGACCGGCTATGATTGGTCCGGGCTGCACTTCGGCAACAAGCTGCTTTTCACCAACACGGTGGACGGGCTCCATTCGTACGATGTCGAGGCCGGTGGCGCGGTCAGCTATATTTCTGCGGCTGGCGATCCCGGATTTGTCTTCACCTGCGCCAACTTCGTGATCGCGCTCAACTGCAAGGATGCGAGCGGCAATCGTGATGCGCGGCTGATCAAAACCTCAGGGTTCAACGACCAGACCAATTGGACAACAGACGGCGCAGATTATCAGGAATTGGCGGACGGGGAAAACCTGCTCTGCGGCTTCGACCTCAAGCAGAACAACGCTCTTTTGGTCCAGCAGCGCGCCTTCGTGCTGATGCAGTTCGGCAATGCCCCTGGTGGTGCGCAGTTCTCGCTCCAGAAGATTTCAAATGGCCGCGGTGCTGTCGGCGCCAAATCCTGTGTGTCGTTCGACGGCCTAGTATTCGGGCTTGCAACGGACGGCTTCTGGCGCTTCGACCTGACCAACGGCTTGAAGTTCATCGGCGCCAACGAGGTTGACCAGACGTTCCTCCAGGCAGTTGATCAAGGCAATTTCGGGCTGGTGCAGGGGGCGGTCGATCCAATCCGGCGCGTCGTGCTGTGGCGCTATAAGCGTTCGGTCGACAGTTCGACGACCGTCAGTGAAGTCGCTATCGGATATGAGTGGGAAATCGATCGTTGGTTCACGGTCACCGAGCAGTCGAGCTATCTGACCCGGCTGGCGACCGTGGCGGTGAGCTACGATGCGGCAACCGGCACATATGATAGCCAAACGCTGACTTACGACGATTTGTTCTGGACCGGCGCAGCTCCGCTCTTTGGCGCGCTGGATGGAAGTTACAGATTTGCCTTCCGAACCGGACCAAGCCTCGCGGCAACCCTGACGACCGGCGTTGCAATGGCTCCGGTGCGGATGAAATTCCTGTGGGCCACGCCGACGACCGACGCCTCAGCACCCACACTCGATATTGGCGTCAAGGACGCGCTGCCGGATTCCATCGTTTTCCAGGGGCCAGCGTCGCCAACGGATGGAGGCCGCGTGCCGCTCGATGCGCAGGGGCTCTACTATCAGATGCGACTGCTGATCCCGGCTGGGGACACCTACACCTACGCCAATGGTATCGAGAAAATCCTCAATGCCAACGGCATCATCAAGCTTCCCAACGGTCGGCGCCGAATCGTGCCGCTGGGTGGGCCGAAATGACGACACCGTTCACCTTCCCCGGCGGCTCCGCCAACTTCATCAAGCAGAATATTTCCGGCACCTCGGCGACCCAGATCGTGCTCGGGCAGGGGAATGGCCAGTTCAACGTCGTCTGGTTCCGCTGCAACGAATATGCAGGCTTGACGCCCGATCTGACGGTCGAAATCTACGACATTGCGAACGCCGTCTCCTACTACCTCGGATCCGCAAGCTTCACCTGGAAGGCCAAGGCGATGACGGCGCTGCAGAGCCTCCTGTTCGATGACGGCATCGTCATTCCGACCGGCCACCAGTTGCGGGTGACTTCGTCGATCGGCAACAGCGTCATGGTGACCGGGCTCTATGTCGGCAAGCAGACCTCGCCGCAGAATTGGGCACCGCAGGCGGGCCACTGAATGTTCCGGCATCTGGGCAAGGAAGAACTGGCGCTGGATTGGTGGCGCATCGGCACGATGCTGGCGCCGGGAATGCGGCACAATCCGGCTGGAACGACCATCCAGCAGGTCTTCGACAAGCTGATGAGCGGCCAGTGCTCATGTCTCGAAGTGACCGTCGAGGGTGCGGGGGCGGGATACATCGTTTTCGAGGTGTTCGGGCAGGATGGCACGATGAAGTGCTTTACCTCCTACATCGCGGGGAAATCCACCCTGCGGCCCAAGGCTTGGCTGGCGGCGATCCGGGCGATCATGGGCGAATTCGAGGCCATGCTGGCGTCGTCGGGCTGCAAAGAGAACTTCATCGGGGGCCGCGACTGGTCTCGCGTCTTTCCCGACTATCAACCGGCTGACGACGTGCCGAACAGATTGAAAAAGGTGCTCGCATGAACGATCAGCCGGCCACGCAACAGGTCGTCCAGACGACCGGCTCATCCGACCCCCAGGTCAAGGCTACGCTCGACAAGGTGTTGGGGCAGGTCAATACGGCAGTCGATCAAGGGGCGCCCGCGACCTTCGGCTCGTCGCTTTATAGCCCGGCCGGATCGACCACGACGGGGGCCTGGAACAGCGCTCTTACGGCGGCGGCCAATCCCGGCTATTCGTCGGCCATCGACAAGACGATCAGCAGCCTTGGTACCGCGGCCGGCGGCGGCGATTATGGCACCAACGATCCGACCTATGCGGCATTGCGGGCCAAGGCCGGCGACGACGCGCTGAAATCGGTCAACGCGGTGTTCAACAATTCCGGCCGGCTCGGCGGCGGCTCCAATGTGCAGGCAGCCGGGCAGGGCGTGGCCAATGCCCTTGGCGCTATGGACCAGACGCAGTTGGCCAACGACCGCGCATTCCAGCTCTCCGCCGCGTCGGCGCTGCCGCAGGCCTATCAGTCGAGCCTGTTGCCATCGTCCGTCGCGGCGGGCGTGGGTTCGGCGCAGGACGCCAATTCGCAAGGCATTCTGCAGGGGCAGGCCGACCTTCAGCAGCGTCAGGCGCAGAACCAGACCAATTGGCTGGCCAAGATCAGTTCGATCCTCAATGGCGCGGCGGCCCCCGCCGGCACGACCAGCACTACGACATCGCCAACCCCTGCTCAGACCCCGTGGTGGCAATCGGCACTCGGGCTCGGCATCGGCGCTTTGGGAGCTTTCGCATAAATGGGCATCCTCAGCAGCATCGGCGCTCCGGCCGGCCTCACCGATTTTCTCGCTGCGCACCGCGGCGCGCTGATGGACTTCGGCGCGGGGCTCGCCTCGGGCCCGACCCTGGCCCAGGGCATCGCCTTGGGCACCCAGGGGCTCAATACGGGCACGCAGGCCGATACGGCCTATGCGACTGCCCAGAAGCAGGAAGCGCAGCGCCAGGACGCCATCAATCAGACCGTCAAGTATCTGCAGTCTAACCCGGCTTTCGCCGACCTGGTGCCATTGGCCCAGTCCGGGCAGGGCGCGGCGGCGCTCAGCGAGGCGTTCAAGCGCTCGACTCCGGGCTATGGCGAACAGACGGTTTCGGCAGGCCAGACCGTGCTCGGGGCCGATAACAAGCCGGTATTCACCGCACCGGACAAGCCTTCAGCTTCCGGCGCCCCGAGCGGCTATCGCTACACCAAAGATGGCCAAAGCCTCGAACCGATCCCCGGGGGCCCCGCCGATCCGGCGAGCGCGGAATCGCTGTCGCCGGAAGCTCTCGACCTGATTTCGACGCAGTATCTTGCCGGCGACAAGTCGGCCATCACCGGGTACGCCCGCAACGCCAATATGCGCGCTCAGATCGCCAACGCCGTTGCCGCGAAGGCCAACGCCATGGGCATGGACGGCAAGGGCCTGGCCGCCGAAATCTCGGCCTATGGCGGCAACGTCTCGGCTCAGAAGGCAGCGGGCACGCGGGCCGCTCAGGTGGGCATGGCCTCGAGCGAAGCCAACCAGATGGCCGATATTGCACTTGAGGCGTCGGCGAAGGTTCCGCGCGGCTCGTTCGTGCCGTGGAATGCGGCCATGAACGCCGTCCGCACCGGCACGAGCTCGCCGGAAATGGCGGCCTTCGTCACGGCAACCACATCGCTGGTCAACGCCTATGCGCGCGCCGTGTCGCCCTTGGGCGCCCCCACCGATGCGATGCGCCAGCATGCCGAGCAGATGCTGAACACGGCGCAGAGCCCCGAAGCATATGCAGCGGTGATCGCTCAGATGAAGAACGAAATGAAAGCGGCTCTCGACGCGCCGGCTGAGATCAGCACCAGCCTGAAATCGAGCATCACGGGCACGCAACCGGATGCAGCCGGGGGCGCCAAGACCTACACATACAATCCGGCAACGGGCGAGCTCGAATGATCAGCGTCAAACTGCCAGACGGGTCTGTCGCTCAGTTCCCGGATGGGACTTCGCCCGACCTGATGAAGGCGGCCATCCAGAAGAAGTTCCCGCCGGATAATCCGCCCGCTGGCGCTGTTCCGGGCGGCCCGGCTTACAAGGAATGGGCCATTGCTCGTGCGAAGGCCGGCAAGACGCTCCCGCAAGTCAGTCCGACACCGCCACCCGCTGGCACTACCACCCCCGTCACGGCCAACCAGGCGCCAAATCTGGTCAACTCCGCGCTGGCGACGGTTAACGGCATCACCGGCGCAGTTCCGGGTTTGCAGCCGGCCAGTGACGGCCTCCTTGCAATGGGCCAAACGGTGGGCGATGTATTCGCCAATCGTCCCGGGACAGTAGAACAGCACTATGCCGATATCCAGAAGCAGCGTGAGCAGGTCGCGGCCAATGCTCCGGTGGCTGATTTCATGGGCCGCGTGGCGCCTGGTTTGGCAACTGCTGGCCTCGCGAGCGCCGTTCCGGCGGCTGGGGAAGCCATGGGCCTCACTGGCTCGTTCGGCAAGCAGCTCCTTAATTCGACGCTGTTGGGTGCGGGCTATAATGGCGTTCAGGGTGCTCTAAAGGGTGACTCCGGCGCCAAGCTGCTTGCCGATGAAGGGCTTGGCGCAGGCGGCGGCGCGGCGGGGTCAATAATCGGGCAAGGGCTTGGCCAACTCGGGCAGAGCGCTGCCGATGCCATGACGCAATCGGCGCAGAACAAGCTCATCAAGGCCGCCGTCGATGGCAGCAATATCACGGCCAGCGACATCAAGGCCGGTGCGGGCGATCTGTTCAAAAGTTCAGTGGACAGCAATCCCATTCAACTCACAAGCGACGCCTACAACAATCTGCTGAGCAACGTCGGCGGCGCTCTCCAGAAGATGCGGCCGAACGAACTCAACAATGGGCCGGTCGTCGGTGTGCTTCAGAAGATGTGGGGCATGGGAAAAGAGATCGCCGATCCAGCGAGCAACGCAGTCGTCGACCTCAAGGACTTGCACATCCTGCGCCAAGCGGCCAACGAAGTCGCGCAGACCGGCGGCCAGAATGGCATGATGGGTCAGACGATCGTGCACAACATCGATAGCTTCATTCAGAATCTCAAGCCGCAGGATATCGCGGGAGGGGCCGATCCATCCCAGGCAGCAAATGATTTGCTTCAGGGGATCTCGGATTGGGCTCGCGCCAAGAAAGTGGACGTTCTCGAAAACGCGGTAAAAACAGCGG